ATTCCACTGGATTCCTCTCTTTATGTACAGACTATTGATCTCGCAACTCTATCTTCCCCACTCATCAGATTCCGCAAGTGGAAATACTTGAAACTTCCTGGCGCTACCCGTTATCTCAATTTCATTGACCCACAGAATGTGTTTGTTCCTGGA